ATCCTTCCTGTAGCTGGATTGTATGTACGAATTCTAGGTTGAGTAGGTTGCTGATTTTGTCCTGCATTAGGATTACCAAGACTATAAAAGTCTGCTAAATCTGCGGTATCTTTGCGTTTCTTTAATGCTGACAAGTTCTTTTCATGTGTAGCAATTTTACTATTAGAAACTTTTTCCAAAGAGTTAAGCAAAGAAAGAACTTCTTTTTGCGTAAAGTCTTTAAAGTTACCGCCAGCAGCACGTTGAATCAATGCGCGTTCATTCTCAGTAATTTGTCCTTGACCCTTCATTGCAGTAGCAGCAGTCAATTCTAAACTAGCAAGACCTTGCATTGCTTGAGCAGTTCTAGCAAGTTTTTCCTCTGTATTTGCTCCTGCCACACCAAGAGATGAAGATAATTGATCTATAACTCTAGGAGCATTACTTAATGGACCAGCATAAACACCCGCTTGCACTAATGGACGTATATTTTGAATAGTTGATATAGTTCCTTGTGCTGCATTTGCGCTGTTGTATGTTGTTTGAATAGCTTCAGATACACCTTTACCAAACTCTTTAGCAAAAGTATTAGCTGCAACATTAACCTGAGTCGCACCAAGAGGCTTAACAGCTTTTAAATAATCTATAAATGAACCTGTAAATGGTTTTATTGGATCATTTTGTGCAGCTTTATATTCTTTAATATCAGATGTTAAATTTTGCGAAGAAACTGAACGAATACTTTGTATACCTTGACGCAATTGGTCTCCAGTAATAGAGCCAGATTTAGCCATCTTCTCTAATGCGTCAACATCTGTCTGCAATTCGTTAGGTATTGTTTTCTTAAAACCACCAAAATCAAAGCCACCTACAGCATATTGCTGAATCTGAGTATCAAGACTCTTAATTTGCTCAAGATTGTTTTTTACTTCATCATTTCCTGCTTTAGTACCAAGCCTAGAAAGATTAGCATTTACTCTAAGTAAAGTATCTTTTTGATTACGTAATTCAGCTTCTCTATTAACTGGTTGAGCAGCTTGAGGAACAGGAGCTACAGGCATTTGAGGCATTGATGCATCATATTTACCTGTAAAAGGTTCAGGTACTGGATTCATTTCAACTGTTCCAGCAGCTAATTGAGCATTTGGCTCACTTACTGGAGTAGTACCAGCAACTACATTAACAGGACCGCCAGAAACAGGAGTGCCAACTCCTAACATTTGATTAATATTATCTTTATATGCTGATAAATCTTGTTTATATTGAGTTTGATCTGGCTGAGGAACAGCTTGTTGAGCAGGTTGCTGACCATAAGCCTGTTTATAAGCCTCAGCAATAGGACGTTGTTGCTCTAATTGACTTACCATTTCAACAAACTTAGCTGGATCAATACGAGCCAATGGAGCTAAATCAGGATACTTTGCAGCAGCTTCAGCAAATGCTTTTTGCTTATCAATGTTTGCTTGTAATTGTTGAGCAGTAGAAAAGTTTTGTAATCCTTGCTGATATGCCTGTCCTGATGCACCGTAACCAGAACCTAAAGCACCAATAATATTTTGAGCAGCAGAACGTCTAGGACCTTGTCTACCCATACCTTGAGCCAATGCAGCAACAGCACCTAATAGACCAGCAACATTAGATTGCTTAGATAATGCTTGAGCTTGATCTGCACCTAATAAACCTGCATACATTGGGTTTTGTGTAGCAAATACGTTAGGGATGTAATCGCTCAGACTACTGTTATCAGCAGGAGCATTCCCATAATAAAACTGATTTCTTTCTTCAGGAGTTAAAGCCATATTTCACCTATAGCAAAGAAATTGATTGTGGACGAATAACCGTAGATTGCTGTGGATTCAGTAGACTCATGTAATCCATTGGCTGAATTGGACCACGGCTAACTTGACCAGATGGAGCGTAATGAATAGGCTGATCTTGTGGCAATAAACTACCAGCAGCTTTCATACCTAGTTGCGCAGTAATAGGATTTTGATTTGCAAATGTGTTAATCCCTTTAACGCCTTCCATAATGCCCTGACCAAAACCACCAATAGTAGGATTAAATCCGAATAAAGACTCCCCAGCAGCACCATATTCACCACCAGTAGCTAAACCAGTAGTTAATGCACTAGTAATAGTAGGAGCGGCTAAACTTGCACCAAGTTCAGGCAATATTGCGGAGCCTACAACTCCTGCCGAAATAGGATCAGCCATTATTTACCCCCCTGTGGAGTAGCTTGCTGAACCGTAGTAGAACCCTGCGGAACGCTAGAGAATAAGTTAGCAAACTGACTTAGTTTCATCTGTGGCAGGTTTTGCTCAAAGTTATAACGATTCATAGCATCTTGTAACTGAGCAGCACTCTGAGCCTCTTTAGCACCACCAACGCTAAGTAAACGCTGTATATCAGCATAATCCTGAGCAGCCATCTGAGGAGCAGCACCAACAGCAGCCATTTGACGCTGACGTTCAGCTTCAGCAGAGTTATACGCTAACTGACCACCTTGTTCCGCTAATGCGCGAGCAAATACATCCTGAGCTTGACCTGTTAACTGACCTTGAGCAGCAGAACCATAACGACCTACTGACGATGCACCTGACTGTAGTTTCTGAATGTTGCGTAAGTAATCTTCACCAGCTAGACGATTCGTTTGCTGTAAAGCACCCGCTAGGAATGGATTAACACCCTTACCTTGAATCGTAGCTAATGTCTCAGCCTGTGCAGCTTGAGTTAGCGGAGAACCTGCTATAGCTCGATTCTGAGCCATCTGCAAGGCTTGCTCAGTCTGTGCCGATGGAGATACGTAAGTCTGTTGTGGGAAGAATGAAGGATTAGGTGACTCATAGAGTCGCTTGCCTTCTTCTAAGCCATATTGAACATACGGAGCAATCGTAGGATCGATACTCGTAGTTGTCGTACTTTTTTGAGTTCCGCCGCCGCCACCCATAATTACACCTCACAAATCCATTGTTTTGGACGGAACCCGTAATCAGCCGCCCTTTTAGCCCAACCACGTCTATGACTAGAAAATGTTATGTACTTAACCTTAGCCTCTGCCGCCATGCCTTTGATGTATTTTAAGGCATTTTCGACAACATCATAACTATTTTCTAACGAATAAGCAGCCCATAGATGCATAGTCTCACCTTGTGGCTGTATGACAAAGAATCCAGCGTAGTGGTTATTCTCTATCAGTACAAATAACAGACTTTTTTGATTGAAACAGTCCGTATATACATCTTCAACTATCCAGTTTTCTGGACTCCTACTTTTAATCTTATCTAAGCCAGTTCTTACACTAGCCCACCATTGTCTTAGTTCCTGTGGAGCAATATATCTATACTCCATTAGCCCACCACAATGTAACCATACGTTTTACCTGATGTAATGTTGGCAGCATGAGTTAAAACTGCACTTCCTATAGTTTGACTGCTTACATATACACCAGTAGCAACCGATACAGCAGCCAAAGGAGTAAAAAATATAAGACTTTCCTTACCTATACGACCATCAGAAAGAGTAGTGGTTGTCGCTCCACCTGTAGCTAACGTCACAGTACCAGTATTATTCGTCTTACCGTCCATAATCCCACGAACTACCTCAGATACTTGACGCTCATCAGCACCAAATACAGGCAACGTCCTAAATTGAGCACTTCTAGTCATCGATTACCTTGCGTAGCAATGTCAATTTCGCAACCTACAATAGTTTCCCAATTGGCATTAGTAGGAGTTACTTTAATACGATGGTAATTACCGTTAGCTCTCAATGGCACTCTGTTTTCTGAGTTAGGGAAAGCTGTTGTTCCGAATTCGACGCTATCTGACAATAGTTTTCTACTGGCAACTGTGACTGATGCGATTCCATTATCAACAATAGGTTTTGCCAATGTAATAATAGAACGTCCAATATCTATATCTCCAGAAGTAATGTATGCAGACTGCAATGCACCAGAGAAAATAACAATCTTCTGGCTCCTAACACCAACAAATATAAGCTGACCACCAGCCCAAACACGCGAATCTAACGGAATATCTAAAGCATCTAGATTATTGTTGTAGTTATCTATCTGCTCAAGTGAAGCACTTGGTGTCAAACCATACGCTAGATAATTAACGTCCGTTAAACCATACGACCACTTGTTTAAATCAATTGAGTAGTACAGCAAGAATCTACGACCAAAGTTATTCTTAAAGTTCCAGATGACTAATTTACGTACTGGATCAATAGTTGCACTCATACCAGTCTGTATTTCAGTCAAACTAACATTATTAAAGAACCAACGATTGATCTTCTCTAATCCAATGTTTTTAACTGACTTACCATCGCAAACATAAAATCCATCATCAGCTAGAAAGTACGTTAAACCGCCAAATTGAGCGATAGAACCATTAGACATACAGCCTAACGTCCTAGAAATAGCATCAAACTGGAAGAAGAACGGACTACCTGCATACGTCATACGATAGATAGCGCGTTCTAAGAAGATTAGACCAAACTCACCACCTGCAATGCCTGTAATATCTCCACCATCAGCCATTACTTGAGAGTCTGACTGAGATGCTGTGCTAGGAGTCCAATTAGTCTCATCATTAATATTTGACCAATAGACTTTATTTTCTTCACCAGCAAGATTAGCAGCTACAACAAAGTCTCGAACTACTGTTACATAATGTGCAGCAGGAGCAGTAGCAGCCAAATCAGTAAAGTAAGTAGATGAACTTAAATCATAAGCCTGTAACTGATCTTTACCATTGGCTAAGATCATCTTAGAGCCAAATTGCGTAATATCCCATGACTCTACATCTGAATAACCTGTGGTAGTTACTGCCGTTAATGCAGTATTACTAGGATTAAACTTGTAAATTTGTGTAGCACCAGCAGCAAATAGTGTAGATGCACCAGCAAACTTACCAGCAAATGCTACAAGTAAGTTCTGACCTGCATTAGCAGAATAATCTACAGCTTCACGTAATGGAGCATAGCCATTAGTAACAGGATAACAATTATAGGCATCAGTTACAGCACCAGTAATACTAGGCTGATCTGGCAACCACTCACCAAATATAATCTTTTGCTTTGCCATTACTGTCTAGCCCAATTAGTAGTTTCTGGAGTTACTACAGTCCATTCGTAACCAATAAAGTCACCAATAGCACCCACAGTAGCATTACCAGTAATAGAAGCAGATTTAACAAATACGCCTGTACCGACAGCAGTAACAGCAGCATTTCCAGTAATACTTGCGTTAGAACCGAAAACAGATATGCCATTAGCTGTAACAGTTGTAACAGAAGTAATCGCTGCTACGCCAACTTTTACATCGGTAACAGCAATTGATACCTGACCATTGCCAGTAATGCTTGCAGCACTTGTAAATGTCTGAGTACCTATAGCCGTTACAGTAGCATTTCCTGTAATAGCAGCACTAGGCTCGGTATCCTCGTTCTCGCAATACCCACCAATCCAGTAACCTTTTACTACATATAGATCAGGAACGCATTGAGCAGTTACAGTCGCATTACCTGTAATAGATGCAGTTCCTAGAGTAAAGTCTACTGCCCTTGCTGTTACTGTAGCCGTACCTGTAATAGATGCGACACCACCAGTATCTTCATTTTCAGCATAGCCAGCATCCCAATAGCCAGACGTAACATACAGTTCAGGAGCAGTTAAATCACCGTCCCCGTAACCGTATGTCCAATAATCGTAATCGACATAATTAGTTGCCATTTACCTCTACCCACGCTTGAGTTTCCTCATTCCATGAGTACATCTTTCCATCTGTAGGCATTGCTACTGGTGCTTGCCATTGAGCATTAGCGTCTAACGTCCAGCTTGCATAAGGCTGTGGAGCAGTAAAAGCATCTATGTCAGAACGGTAGGTATAACCAATGCCAGCATAGTTCTTACGAATGGTAGCGTTATAACTAGTCTGCTTCCAAGTGCCACCAAATAGACGCTCACAGAACGCAGCACCGATATATTCTTTCTCTACACCATTAGCATCTGCCGTATCTTTGTTATCTATGACGATAACCTGAGTCACGATATTGTTTGAATCAATCTGTGCGTAGTGAGCCATTATTCTTCCCCTAAATGCAAACCTGTCAGACTTTCATCTGAGCCTATGTAACCTTTTAAGAACGTATTAAACGCTATGCTAATGCGAGTATCGTCACCTTCTTTAGTCTGTACCATGTGAGTTAGATGCGATGGGAATAGAATCAAGTCACCAGCACCTACCTCAAACCACCACGATTCAGAGTTATAAGGATTGTATTCAGCAGCAGGAACTTTAATCCGCTCGTAACCATCCTTATAAAAGTAAATCTTATCTACTTCTCTATTAGCCTGTGGATAAAATACACCAGACACTACGCTATTTGGGTGAGCGTGTTTATGGTGATACTGTCCAGCTTCCGTATAGTTAGCCCAACTCTGTGTTAGATACAAACTTACGTCAAACTTAGGAGCATGAATAGCTTTGAAGTATTCCATCATCGAATCTTCAATGAAATCACGCATCTCAGTAAGTTCTTTGCTCTTTAAAATCTTGCGATCCTTGCTAGTCGTATTACCTTCGTTAGCGTAATGCTCCTGACATTTAATGAACTCTAATTCAGCTTCAGTCAGATCACGACCAAACTTAAAGAAAGCAACCGGAGTAGGGAATAAGTTATTTATATTCACGCTACTGCCTTCTCAAATTCCTCAACTTCAGCTTTCATCTTCTTTAAATCTTCATCAAGCCATATCGTTGGAATACTATCCTCAAACTCACGTATCTTATCCATTACCCATTGAACTTCTTCCCATGATGGGCATGGTCTAGGATCATCCCAACGTGTAAATGTAGTGTTAGAGATTTCCCATTTAGCATTAGGACGCAGCAATGACATAGCTACATCGATACCGTACATTCTGTAGAGTTTAGTTTCCATAAACCTTATTGGTTGATTTTAATAATTACGATGCCGGAACCACCTGCGCCGCCGTTACCACTAGAGCCGCCTCCACCACCGCCACCGCCTAAGTTGGTTGTGCCAGCCGTTCCAGTTGTTGAGTCTGTTGTTCCAGCTCCACCGCCACCTGTGCCGCCTGATGTTTGAGGAGCGCCTCGGCTACCAGCACCACCACCACCAGCATACGTTACGCTAGAACCGCTTATTGATGATGCCGTTCCATTGCCACCACTACCAGATGCACTTCCAGTTCCAGCCGTTCCAGCAGCACTAGCACCACCACCACCACCTGCGCCATAATTAGGGGCTGATGTGCTACCTGCGCCACCATTGTTTCCTTGCGATGGGCTTGTGCTAGGAGTGTTACCTGAACCTCCTGTCGGAGTTCCACCACCTACAGACGCACCACCTCCACCAGAACCGCCAGATAAACCAGCAGCAATAGAGTTATCTCCTGTATTAGTTCCAGCCCCACCACCTCCGGCTGATGTAATACTTGAAAATACCGAATCAGAACCAGTTACTCCTCTATTACCAGCAGTACCACCGCTTCCACCTGCCCCTACGCTAACTGTGTATTCTGTTCCAGCCGTTACGCTTAATGATGTCCCTGTGCGGAAACCACCAGCACCGCCACCGCCACCTAATAAGCCACCACCACCACCGCCAGCCACGACTAAATAATCAACGCTAGTCACACCAGTAGGGCAT